CATTAAATTAATAGAACGTCTAGCAGACTTAGGTTCATGTCCTAATGTCTGTTCACCACCTATCATTTCAGTAGCTTCTTGTATTACTTCATCAATATCTAAATTAAAATTAAATGTACCGGACTGTGCCATTATACGTTTCTCGCTTGTTTTAATTGTTTTTTAGCTGCCTTTGCTAATCTTGACTGCTCTGGTTTACCACCAAACTTAGCTCGTTGTTCTAATACAGTTAGTATTTGTATCTTTCTAGCATAAGGTTTTTTAATTCTTTTTACTTTTGCTATAGTCTTTTTAGCATCTGCTACAGTAGCATATTTAATACTTACTGTATCCTTTGGATTCTCATCTGTATATAATCTACGACCAGAACCTTTAGGTTTTTTTCCTGTTCCTACTTTTGGGTCTTTTCTTTTCCGTTTTCTTGACATATTTTTTTACAATCTCCGATTGCCTCTTATGTAATCTAGAGGCTTTTTGTAATTGTTTTGATACTTTTTTAAGTGTTTTTACCATTTCTTTCTTATCCATCTATATGCTGCATAAACACCTAAACCAAGTATGATATAAAGTATACCATCAAACCAAGATATATTATGTATTGTATTAATTAACTCAGGTGTTATATTCATGATTTCTTTTTACTCTTTTTCTTCTTTTTTGCAAATGTTCTTACGTTTGTTGGTTTACCACCTACACCTTGTGCCTTTGCTCTTTTTCTTTTTACTGCACTGGTTATTTGTGATTTAGTCATCCTATTAGCTGTAGCTCTTGGTACACATTTAGGATATTTTCTTTTTTTATCTTTAGCTAATTTACTTCTACCACAAGATTGAAACTTACCTTTTTTCTTTGGTGCACCTATGTCTACCCAATCACCTTTAGGTCCTTTGCCAAACCATGCTGTAAGTCCACCTCTAGGCTTAGCCATTATGCACTCCTATATCCACCACCACGTTTTTTATAGGTGCGAACTAACCAAGCATTAGCATATGCACTTGGATAAACGTCAAACTTTCTTTTAGCTTCAGCTTTTACTCTAGAATATAAAGCAGGATTAGTTGGTTTAGAACCACTTTTCTTTTTAGTTTTTTTCTTTGTGGTTTTTCTACGAATAGCCATTATTTAACTCTTCCACCTTTAGCTCTATACTTGGTTCTTCCACCAGCCATTTTTTTAACAATACCACCTTTGGCTTTATACTTAGAGGTCTTTTTAAAACCTATCATACCTCCACCAATTTGTTTTCCTTTTTGTTTACTAACAATACCACCTTTAGCTCTGTATTTACTTTTTTTCACGTTTCTTCTCCTGTTTATATAAATTATCAAATGTTGTGTGAGCATCTGTGTAACTATCATGTATTTCTGCAGAATGAATATATTGACTTGGTATAAAATCCGGTGGACCTTCACCTGTTACCCATAAAGCAGGATTAGTTACTCTTACCCTGTTATTAGGTAATGCCACGATATTACCTGTCCATTTATCTGCATCTATTAATTGCAGTACGTGACTTTGTTTATGTTGAGCAGGGTCATCACTTATATAACTATCTGTATAATCAACAGTAAACATATAACGACCTTTGTAAAACTCACCACCTATTTTACAGTACCAGGGACTAGAACTTATTCTATCCATTACTACAACTGAATGACCTCTAGAGGAACAGTCCCAAGGTTGTGCTAAATGAGTATCCATTCTTTCAGGCATCTCTTCTAAAACTTCGTCTGCCACTAAACTTGTGATTGGCATTCGTGCCCACATTGCACCACCGGTTACATTTTCTTCTTCATTAACTCCAGTAAAAACTACCTGGAAACTTAAACATCTGTCTGGTAAAGTATTGACTGCAATCGCTAGTCCATGTAAATACTCACCATGATACATTTCATGATTGTGTGTAAACTCTTTTCTTACCCAACATTTGAAATGTGGTATATTACTAATTAAGTGTGAAATCTAGCATCTCCATCTTCTCCTTGCTTGTCTTAATCTAGAGTTAGGGTTTTTGGCTGCTTTTGGAAATTTTTTCATTTGTCCTAGCGACCTTGCACAATAACTCTTTCTTCTTGCTGCTCTTTTACCTGTTGGTTTTTTTTCAGTAACTGCAGTCTGAAGTTTGCTTCCTGGATTTTGCCTCTTATATTTTTCTACACCTTTTTTTGTAAGACCTGCTCCTTGTTTTGTAGGTCTTTTATGACCACCTTTAATGGTCATGCCTTTCATACCTTTGCCCTTTTTCTTTTTCTTCTCTTTGGGCATTTACTTTTCTATATCAAAAGGTTCACCTTGTGGATATTCAACATCTGATACAGCTTCGATTGGTCCTTTAGTTTGAGGTCCACTTCTTGCTTTACCATAACCTTGTCCAGTTGGTCTACCTACAATATTATTTAAATCATACTTTTTGATGGTTCTACCTTGCCCACCTTCTATAATTGTTTTACCTATAAACTGTCCCATTTTTTATCCTTTCTCATAGTATGAAGCAACTAAATCATTACCATCAATTATGCCACCTCTAGATTTTTCAACTTTAAGATTCTTTTTTATCATATCTAAACCTTGGTTTATTGTAATATTACGCATTGGGTCTAACATTTCTTTTCTAGTTTTTGTTGCCTTCATTTTTTCTAATAAATTTGGTTTTCTAATTGGTTTCTTTTTCTTTTCAGCAATGACGTCTTTTGTACTTTTAAATACAGTTCCTTTACCAGTTGTTCCACCTCTTAAAAATTTTGGTTTTTTATTTTTATTGGTTCCTCTTTTTGTATATAAACCTTTAGTAGGTTTAGGGGAACCTTTAGGTCTAGCTCCTCTTAACATTATTTTCCTCCTTTATCATAAAAAGATTGTATAAATTTATTACCATCAGAAAAATCTTTAGTGCTGCCACCATATAATTGATATGCCATTCCTCCAGGTGTTCCTTTTTTAGCAGCTATTCTTTTTTTTCTTTTAACAGGTTTTCTAATATCTTTTAATGTTGGTTTTCTTCTAAAATCTTTAAATCTTTGACCACCTTTTTTACCTGGTTTTGTAATTTTTTTTATATCATCTTCTATTCCACCACCATCTTGTTTTTTAGCCACTACAAACTTATCACCTTTTTTTTCTAATACTCCTCGTTTAACTAAAACATCTTTCATGGTTGTTTTATCATCTCCAGTTACATCTGGAAAAGAACCACCTGTTTTTCTTTTTTTCATTTTCATTTTATTGCCTCTTGTTACTTGTAAATTTATATTACTTCTACTAATACTCATTAGTCTGCATTCTTAATAACTGGTGTTGGTCCACCTAACGGATTAGCAGGACTTTGCATATCATCTCTTCTAGTTCTTCTAGCTTGGTTACGTAAACCATCTATAGAGTTTTTATACTTTGCTTCCATAGCTGGTACTAAAGAAAAGTTTTTCATAAATACCATTGACTCTACCATGCATGCATCAAACAAAGCATTATAACAAAACTCGCTAAAATAGTTTGATGTTGTAGCACTTGTTCCTGTAGCACTAGCTAATGCTAAAGGTCTTTTTGTAACTTGTATCTCACCAGTAAGTGCAGAAGCTGGTGTAGGTACAACATAAATCTCTGTGTTATTTTTCCTTGCATAGTATCTTGGTGTTCCTGTAGATGCACTTGCATGAGGAAAATAATCTATTGCATACTCATATGGTCTTTGCAATAGTGTTGTTATATTAGATGAAACACTTGTTTTATAATTTACATTTCTAACAACTAATGTTCCACTTGGTACAGTTACTACAGGGTCTCCTGCTGTAAATGTAAATGTAGAATAATTATCTAAACCAGAATCATCTAGTTCTTTCATTAATCTACTCTCTGCTCTTTCTACAATATTCGATATTTGACTTTCGTATTCAGAAGAATCATTTTCAGTAGTGTTAATTAAATCAGTTTTTAAAAATGAAAACGAAGGCATGTATTATCCTACTATTAAAGTTATACCACCATTAGCACCAGGTGTAGAAACACTAACTGTTCCTCTACATCTAATACCAAGTTCTCCTATATAAATATCTGCTTGCCCACTCGCTGGAACTTGAAATTTAATCTTACTTCCTTTAGAGTCTTCAATATCAATAGTACCATTAACAGTTGAGTATGCATGTATTGCTAGAATACGTGTATCACCTTCTGTAGTTACTGCTACACCAGTACCTTGTATGAATTTTGATGTAATGTTTGTTGTCATATTAATTCCTTGATATTAGTATAGGAAGGCAGAGTAACTCATACCTTCCCATAATTTGCTATTAGACTCCTGGGTTTCCGAA